TATGCATTAAGTGATCAAGTTAGCTACCCATGGTTTGCACCAGCAGGTACAAGACGTGGCGGCATTACTAACGCAAGTGCAGTAGGTTATGTAGATGCAGAAGGCGAATTTAAAACAGTAGCATTAAACGAAGGTCAACGTAATGTTCTATATAATGTAAATGTTAATCCGATTACATTTATTACAGGAAGCGGTGTAGTTGCTATGGGTCAAAAAACTCGTGCAAGAAATGCAAGCGCACTTGATAGAGTTAACGTTGCTAGATTAGTTGTGTACTTACGCAGACAACTAAATGCTCTTGCTAAGCCTTATATCTTTGAGCCTAACGATAAAGTTACACGCGATGAGATTAAACAACAAGTTGAGAGTTTAATGCTTGAGCTAGTTGGACAACGTGCGTTATATGACTTCTTAGTTGTATGTGACGAGTCTAACAATACTCCAAGCAGAATTGACCGTAATCAGCTTTATGTAGACATTGCAATTGAACCAGTCAAAGCAGTAGAATTTATTTACATTCCACTACGCTTGAAAAATACTGGTGAAATTGGAAGTCTCTGAATTGATAAATATATATAAGATAACAGGAGCAAATTAATGGCTATATCAACTCTTTCAAAGTTTACAGTACCTCTTGCTAGCAGTGACTCTGCTAGCAACCAAGGTCTGTTAATGCCAAAGCTACAGTATCGCTTCCGCCTTACTTTAGAAAACTTTGGTGTTAGTACACCGACGACAGAACTAACAAAACAAGTAGTAGACGTAACTCGTCCAACTGTAGGTTTTGAACAAATGACACTAGATGTCTACAACAGTAAAGTTTACCTAGCTGGTAAGCATAGTTGGGAACCAATCACTATTAACTTACGTGAAGATGTTAACAACAATGTGCAAAAACTAGTTGGCGAACAACTACAGAAGCAGTTCGACTTTTACGAGCAATCAAGTGCAGCATCTGGACAAGATTACAAATTCGTAACACGCATTGAAATCTTAGATGGTGGCAACGGTGCTAACCAACCAGTAGTACTTGAAACATTCGAACTATACGGTTGCTATGTAGAAAATGCAAATTATAATCAGTTAAGCTATTCAGCTAATGATCCAGTAACAGTTACATTGGCTGTTCGCTACGACAACGCAATCCAGTCACCACAAGGTACTGGCATTGGTACAAACGTTGGTCGTTCAACAGGTTCGTTAGTAACTGGCGGCGGCGCATAATTATAAAAAAAGAGTTGACTTAACTTTAGGGAGGATCGTAACTGGTCCTCCTTTTTTAATAATATGCGTACATAAACATTAAGGATAAATATTTACATGGCAAATAAACTTAATGGATTCTTAGACAATTTACAAAACGGCTTACTAAGCCCTAAAGGAAATTTAGGAGACTTTCAGCATGCAGCTAGACTGTTTACTGACGATTCGTTTCGGCTTGCTCCTAAAACTAAATTTCTTTACCATGTTGTATTTAATATTAACCCTAGTGTACCAAATATAAACTTTGACAAACTAGAACTAAACATGTTAGTTAAAAATGCAGAACTTCCAAAGTTTGCATTTGATACTAATGTAATTAATCAATATAATCGTAAAAAAATAGTTACTACTAAAATTAATTACGAACCTGTACAAATTGCATTTCACGATGACAATAACAATACTACTACTGATATGTGGAAAGCATATTATAAGTATATGATTGCAGATGGCAACTATGTTGGAGTAGGCTACAGTGAAGATACTAGCGGCAACCCACAAGGTTCAAATAATGCGTACGGATTAAATCCGTATACTGCTGTTAACGGAGCGTATGGCTTAGATTATAATACAGCAGGGTCTAAAAAAAGATTCTTCACAAGTATACAAATTAGTCAGCTATCTAGACATAGACACTTTACATATACATTAGTTAATCCTGTTATTGTATCTTGGAGTCACGATTCAGTAACTGCATCAGAAGGTGGTGGATTATCCGAAAGCCAAATGCAAATTGCATATGAATCTGTAATATACCATAATCCAGGTAATGTTAAACCTGATACACCTAGCGGCTTTGGTGAAAGACATTATGATAATATGCCAAGTCCTATTAGTGCAGCAGGTGGAGGCAGTGCAACACTGTTTGGCCCCGGCGGCGTTGTAGAAGGTGTTGCTGATATATTTGATTTAATCGGGTCTGGTAAATCATATAGTTCGTTAGGTGGGTTTTTAGAAACAGTTATTACAGGTGCAAATACTTACAAAAACTTTAGTCAACTTAATAGTTCGGGAATAAAGGGTGAAGGTTTGGGTATACTTACTAACAGCTTACAATCAAATGTAACTGTGTCCGGACTGACAGACACTGCGTTCCCCAAAGTTGCACAAGCAAGTACCGACGCATCGTTAAATACTCAAGTTAGTGCAAATGCTGGATCAACAGCAGGCAATAATGCTTCAGCACAAGAAGTTGAGATTCGATCAAGTGTAAAGAAATTAGACGACTTTGCGTTGTCAACTGTATACCGAACTGAATATATTAACGAAATAGGATCTAGTGATATGAACGAAATAACAGAATCTTACAATTTGTTAAGTGAGTCTAAAAAAACAGAATACAGAGAATCTGCTCTACAATCTATTAGACAAACATTAAAGGTAAAGTAATATGGTAGTTAGCACTAATTTAGAATCAACTACTGATAAAGAAACAAAAACATTCTTTAATCAGTATTATACAGTTGAATTGTCTTATCCCGCAAATGAAATAGATGCAGTAGTAAACTTTTTTACAAAAAGAGGATTTGAAATAACTCCGGCTGTTAGTGTTGCTACTGTGATTTTACAGCAAGCAAAACTAGAAAATGTTGCAGTATTCGAAGTACTAGATACATTAAAAGGTTTAGAAGAAGTACAAATAAGTGCAGTGGTTGCAGAAGTTGTTAATTTAAACAGACCCAAAACTAGTGTTGTTGGGACTAAAAGTAACAATCAAATACAAAGTTTAGATCATCGAAATATATTACCTTAATGGGACGGTTTGCTCAAGGAAAATACAGTCTCGTAAATCCTGAAAAGTACGCAGGTGGACGTTCCCCGACATATCGCAGTAGTTGGGAATGGGCAATGATGAAATTTTGTGATGAAAATGCAAACGTATCGCAATGGGCAAGTGAAGCAATTAAAATACCTTACAGAAATCCACTGTCGGGTAAGTATACCATTTATGTACCAGACTTTTTTATTGTATATGTGGATCGTAACGGAAAGCAGCGAGTAGAACTAATCGAAGTTAAGCCAGAGAATCAAGCTAACAGTCAGAAGCTTGGAAAGAGTAAAGTTAATCAAGCACACTATATTGTTAATATGGCCAAGTGGGAAGCTGCTAGAGCCTGGTGCAAGCAAAAAAACATTTCATTTAGAATAATTACCGAAAAAGATATCTTCCACAATGGCAAACGAAGATAAATAATACTAGCATATAACGGTAAAGAACAATGACAAAAAAATTAGAAGAACTACTTAACTTACCCGAAAACAAGAACGATGAAGTAAATCCAACGCCACCGGCAGTTGCTAACGACATTGATGACACATTTCGGGATATGGAAGATTTTGATAAAATAGCAAGTGCATTACCTAGTGTTAAAGGGTTAGGCGAAAAAGCAGACTCGGAACTAGATCATATTGCACAGCGAGCATTAGACTCATTTGAAGATCTTATGAGTTTAGGAATGAATGTCGAAAGTCGCTATAGTGGCAGAGTGTTTGAAACTGCTGGCGGAATGTTAAAGACTAGTTTAGATGCAAAGACTGCTAAGTTAGACAAGAAATTAAAAATGATCGAGTTGCAACTTAAGAAACAAAAAGCTGATAATGACAGTGGTGCAAATTTAGAAGACCCAATTCTAGGGTCTGCATCAATAGTTACGGATCGCAATAGTTTACTAGAGAAACTTCGCAAAGTTGATAAATAGAGTATAAGTTGGGAACAGAGACAAATGAAAAAATTTAACGATTTTCTTACAGAATCAAAAAAAGTATATAACTTTAAGATTAGAATTGCAGGCGAATTGCCTGAAGCATGTGAAGATAGAATGGAAACTGCATTGAAGAAATTTGGTGTAGAAAATATGAGTAGTGCGTCAAAAACACCAATCGTAGAACGTCCGTTAGATTTCCCACAATTAACAAACTGCGAAGTATATACATGGGAAGTTGATTTAGGATATCCTACTACATCTCATCAATTACAAGAATATTTAAGAAGCACTTGTGGTTTACCACTATCGCATCTTATTGTACGTAGCCCAAATGAGCCACAAGAAGATTATCAAGAAACATCAGACAATGAAAACTATGAAGCAATGCTTAATAGTGATTATGATGCTCAAACAGAAAATCAAAAAATGGCACCAAGTAACCAAGTAATGGATCTACTAAAAGAATTAGAAGTTGCACGTAAAGAACGTGATCACGATCCTATAGATAGTGTGCGAGCAGCACCGGAGGCAGAATAATGACTAATATTAAAGACATGATTCAAGCAATGGATCAAATTGAAAACAATGCAAAAACACCTGCAATAATAAATGAAGCAAGTGTAACAGTAAGTGCAAATGCAGAATCAGCAGCTGAAGTTGGTGAATTAATGCGTGTACTAACACTAGGCGGGGCTATCCACAATGATGGTTCAGCAGAACAAATTCCGCATCCACATGCGCATAGTGAACCTGAGCAAGGACCAACACTACGTGGTGGTGACATTGACACTGATATGATGAAGCGTCAACTAATGTCAATGGATGCAGGCGATGCAGGCGAAGAAGAAGCAACTGAAGAATATGCAAATGAGCCAGGCGAAACACATCACAGTTTATCTGATCTACTTGCATCAGGCGACGATATTCACAAAAAGAAAAAGTCTTATGCTCCAACTAATGGCGCAGACAATCCAATGTCTGAAGAAGAAGTTAGTGTTAAAGAAACATTACTAGCAGCACTTGCACAAATGGACGAAGCACAATCACCAGCACAAAAAGCAGCGTTTCAAGCAATGCTAGATAAGAAAAAAGGTGCAAAGCCAGCAGACACAGACGATGCTAACAAGAAGCCAGACGACGAAGACAAAGAAGTTGATGAAGCTGCTAAGCCAGACTTTGCAGATATCGACGACGACGGCGACACAAAAGAGCCAATGAAAAAAGCTGCCAAAGATAAAAAAGCAGCTAAAGAAGATGTAAAAGAAGAGTTATGGAATGACTTGATCGAAGCTATGTCTGGTGTAATAGAAGGTCGTGGCAAAGACAAGAAACTAATGGCTGGGCGTGGACGCGGCAAGAAGAAAAAGTAATTCCTACCGATGGAATGAACGGACCAAATAGGCTCTTCGGAGCCTATTTTCTTGAGTAAATAGCTGTATGGTACAAGACAAAGTTGACTGGACAGAATATTTTAAACACATACAACCAGTATGTCCCTGGAGCGGCGCAGCTTGGAAAAAGGGCGAAATAAAAGTAAAGTACTGGGACGGTGTAACAGAAGAGCTAGAATCGAATCAAGCTATTATATACATATGCAAAGGTTACAATCGCAGACGTTTAAAGAAACTTTGTAAAAAAATAGATGCAAGTTTAAAATATGAATGGTTGTGGAGTGAGCCTACGCACGGAGATTATGCAAGTCCAGTGCCTATATTAATACAACAAGATAGACGTACATTGTTTAATTTAAGATTCGATACTGGCTACTACAACGATAAGATAGGTTAAATAATACTATGGCAGCATCATTAGACGGCGTCTTAATTAAAAAGGCGAATAGACAAGAAACATTTACAGAAGAACAAGTTGCAGACTTAATGGCCTGCATGGATCCTGACACTGGGTATTTGTATTTTGCTAAAAAGTTTGCATACATTCAGCATCCTGTAAAAGGTAAACTGTTGTACGATCCTTACGAATATCAGTTAGGATTAATGGAGAGTTACCACAACTTCCGTTTTAACATTAATATGATGCCTAGACAAACAGGTAAGACCACATGTGCTAGTATCTATCTAGCATGGTATGCAATGTTTATTCCAGACCAAACTATTCTAGTTGCTGCACACAAATACACAGGCGCACAAGAGATTATGTCACGCATACGCTTTGTGTATGAAACTTGTCCTGATCACATACGTGCAGGCGTTACAAGTTATAACAAACAATCAATTGAATTTGAAAACGGTTCTCGTATTGTAGCGCAAACAACAACAGGCAACACAGGACGTGGTATGAGTATCTCGTTACTATACTGTGACGAGTTTGCATTTGTGCAACCCAACATTGCTGAAGAGTTTTGGACATCGATTTCTCCTACACTAGCAACAGGTGGTAGAGCTATTATTACAAGTACGCCAAACTCGGATGAAGATACCTTTGCAACCATTTGGAAACAAGCAGAAAATAAGTTTGACGAACACGGTAATGAATCAGATGTAGGTTCAAACGGTTTCCACAGCTTTATATCACAATGGCACGAACATCCGGATCGTGACGAAGCATGGAAAGTA